ATCCCGTTTGTATTAGTGGGCTGCGCATACTTACCACGCAGAACTTAAACATCCACATCCAAATTATTACAATGAAACGCCCTCAAGGTTTTGTTTTGTGGGAGGGATTGTCGCCTCTCGATGGATCCCCAATCGTATGCATTGCAACACTTAAATCAGTCAATCGCAAGACTGGTAACATGATCCAAACATTCATATTGCACCAGGATATTAATCCTGTGGCTGCACTTAAGAGCGGTGATGATTTAGCGATCTGCGGTAATTGTTACCATCGAGGATCAGGCTTTGTAAACAACAAGCCGCGCAGGAAAAGATCTTGCTACGTAAATGTAGGCCAAGCGCCTAACAAAGTATGGAACGCATATGTGCGCCTCGTTTACCCTGAATACGATGCAACTCTACACTCTAAGTATTTCAAAACAAGGAAGATTCGCTGGGGTTCTTATGGCGATGGCGCTATGTTGCCCGCTGAGTTAGTTACATATTTCAATAACCTATGTATATCCCACACAGGCTATACTCACCAGTGGCGAGAATCATTCGCTCAGTGGTGCAAGGGTGTATTTATGGCATCATGTGATGGGCTACAGGATTACATTGAAGCATCCGCCCATGGTTGGAAGACCTTTGCAGTTGTAGCAAAAAACTCTGTAGCATTCAGTGGTAAACAATGCCCAGCTACAGTAGATAACAGCCAGGCGCAATGCCTAACATGTAGCCTGTGCGATGGCACTAAAACAGATATATTTGTAGAAGTACATGGCACCGGGGCTTCTAATTTTGTGGCCGCAGTGTAGCTGAAACCATAAACATGATGTACACTGCCTATGCAATTTAGATTTAATCCGTGGCAGAAAATGTAACCACGCGGCATTACAAAATTGAATTAGTTATCGAAGTTAGTGCAGATAAAGCTAGCCCTTTAGTGTGGTTATCTGAATGCATCTATGAGAACATCGACTTAAACAACTGCGAAGATCTTAAATCATTCAACATGGAGGAACTCAAATGAATTGGCGACCTGAAACAATTGAAGAACACATTCTTGCACTTGAGCGAGAACTTGAGGAGGTAAACTCTAGCGATGAGTGGGAGTTTATTAACAACAAGTTGGAGAACTTAGAGCTCAAACTGTTACATAGCTGTGTTGAGTATATGGAGATTGCCTATTGACAATTAAATCCTCGCTCGCTTCGCTCACTGCGGGCCAACGCACACACTAACCTAACACTCACTAACTAACGTCATGGAAACCTACAGAGTAACTGCAATCGAGTTCAATTTAGAAGATGACGAAGATCTGACAAAGTACGAAGCACTTCGTATTAATGAAATACTCGAAGAAAAGTATCTTCATAGTGAATGGACTGTAGAAGATGGAGACGAAGGTTTTAGCATTGCAGATTTAATATCTGACGAATGTAAATGGAGTGTAGACTCCATTGATTATAAATTAGTCGAATCTAATTAACCTAATGGAAAACTTTCCCTGCACAAGTTGTGGTCTTTGCTGTAAGATTGTCGGTCACGTTTTAGCTGACGTTGACAAAGTTACAGACCCAGTGATTAAACAACTGTTTAACGACTTCCCCTATGAAACCACGGATGGTGTTTGTAGTATGCTACAGCCAGATAATACCTGCGCTGTGTATGACAACAGACCAGACATGTGCAACATTAAAACTATGTCTAAGATCCGTGGCATCACTGATCTAAATGAGTATTACAAAATTAATGCTCAGATATGCAATTCTTGGATTCAACTTAACAAACTCGATTCTTCCTACCTAATCAACTTGGAGCAATTTAACCATGCTAAATAAGTACAAGTTCACTGTTTATGTTGAGACAAACTCTGGCGAACGTAAGAATCATTCAATTATTCGTATGTTTTATAAGAAGTCAGATGTGGATCGTTACTTAATCGGATTTGCTGACGGTTTAGCCATCGCTTATGACGGAGTTATCCTCCGTGGTACAGCTGAAAACCTCAACGAATTGGATGAACACATTAACGAGCCTAAACAAACAGCTCACAAATACTTATTAAGTAAGTAAGATGCTTAACTTTATATGCGCTTCCTTAAGTTGTTTAACTAGTTATTTAGGTGCTGGTTACATAGTAATTCAAACAGACAACTTAGTTGTTTATGTAAATGAGTTAATGCCTTACGTTTACATTTGTAATCGTCAACATAATATTTTGATGTGCGAGCGGAGGGTTAAAAACGACTATTAAAATTGAACCCAACACTTTTGTTAGGCACATCAAGATTAAATTCTACATTCCCAGTTTTAAGTGTTGCTCTACCACGGGGATCAATAACAATAGCTCCCGTTTCATCTGTTAAAGTTAAAGGAGCTCCTTCCGATATAGTTTTTATTAAACTGTTCAATTGATTGTAATTTGGATTAGCACTGGATGCTGCTCCATAAAATGTATCTGAAATAGATTTAATTAAATTTGAAGGGGTAAGATTACCTCCAGCAAACTGTTTTGGTAATAAATTTGGATTAAATTCAAACAATTCATTTCTATTTATCCCAGTAATGCGTCTTTCTTTTTCAGGAATAATAACAGTTTCATAAGGATTAATTTCTTTTGCACGAGGAATTATATAGTTATCAGCCTGATTACGTAAATTGTATTGCTCTGCTTGTTCTATTAAAGCACGAATGTCAGACATGTTTAGTAAATGGAAACTTGTTTAACACTTTAGATTGTCCGAAGCGTTCCTCAGAATAAGTAGGAGGTTTAGATAACATCGATGGAGCCACGAAACCACTTTCGCCTCCAATCATCGGAACCTGCAAGTATTTATTGAGGAACGCAATCGGATTGTTCACAGTCAGCTCACTTTTTCATGCCGCCTTTACTACCTTTAGCGCCAGCTTTAGTGCCTTTAGATGCACCACCTTTTTTAGTCATGCCAGCCATGAGAGTTAAACCGAAGGACAACCAATTCTAATCTTAAAAATCTAATTAACGATGCTTAAGTTCTCTCTTATCTGTATATTTTCAAAAATTAATTGATGATAGAGCTTTGCGTTAAGCGCAAGAAACATTACAAATAAACTATAAACATTGTATAAATTCTAACCAATGCGCAAGTTGCGACTCATATTCAATAGTCAGAAAAGAGTTATTACTAAGGTATAGGAAGCAAAGACACTAACGCACTATGCGTTATGTAAACTTATGTTTTCTTGCTTATTTTGCTCTTGACTTTTAACCTTATTTTGCCATCATGTACCTGGATTCAGACCACCCATGCTATTGAACAGCTCCAAAACCCTTCAAAAATTTGACGTTTTTATCCGAGACAAAGGACGTTGGAAGTTCAGTCACTCAATAGAGGAACTAGACGAATCAACCGTAAAGATGAAGTTCTTAAACGAAAATGCTGACGTTGACCCTTCCTCAATTAGTGTGTATCCAACCCGTTGATTACCAATGAACACGATTGCCTCACTAAAAGTAATTGGAGTTGCTTACATATCTATGGCTGTGTATTGCTTTTTTTCCGTCAATTACTTTTATGGAATTGTGTTTTCGATCTGCGCAGTGACTTTACTGCGCATTCGATGACAACATAGGTTTCTTAGTGGTTAAACACTAAGACGCAGGTTCGATTCCTGCGGTTGCCTTTGCCTCACTACGGGGCAACGCACCTATTGCTTTTATAGTTCTGAGGTGCTACATTGTACATGGGAGACAGCTCCCCTCCTTTATCCTTCTTAAATCACATGAACACCCCCAACTTCACGACCCTGATTAAAGACGCTGAGCTCGCTGCACATTCGTGGAACGAGTTTGATATAGCAACCCTGTCTTGCAATGAGGCTTTTGGTCTGCCTTTTAACGCAGCCAAAGAGACCTTGACTAACAACGTTACCGTTGCTGAGTCACGCAAATTTGATTTGTCTGTATTCAGTGGCGCTGAATCTGCTTTTAAGTTCCCAGACCTTGAAACCAACATTGTTGTTCGGGTAACACGTAAGCCCACGGCTCACTCAAAACTCGAACGGATCGACGATAAGATCGAGCAATTAGAACAGAAACTTAAAGTGGCAAAGATCGAACGGAAGAAGTTGATCGAGCAGCTTGCTGTAACTGGTGACGTAGATATGATTACCGATAAAATCAACCTCGCATTTACTCGCTTAAAATGATCTACCGTTTCGCTACCTTCACACTTCTTAGCCTCATGTTTGGGATTATAACTTGCGCAGCGTTAGGCTACGATCCTCTGGTCTTAGCCAAAAGACCAGGCTACCAAGTTCAAGTCTGCAGAAATCCTGAAATCCATACAAATGGATGCCTTCCATAGTATTGTATGGCCGGGCCATGGGAACCCTGGGTCGTCTACAGCAACGACCCATTTTTCTTTATTAACCTTCACTTTTCTTGTAACTAACCATGAACTACTTGCTTTCTTGTACAATTTCCGCCAGTGTTCGTCAAAGCATTCAAATTAAATTTGACGATCTCAAACTTCCGCAATCAGTTGTAGACACGTTAGAGAAGAACAACACTGTTTCTCTACGACCTAATCTTTCTAACGCACTTAAATCTGAGTTAGATGCTCTTCGAGTTATGCAACGAGAGTTGTACGACGGTTACTGCATACACTTTGGCGACACTCATTTTGTAACAGCAAATTATTTCGATGAAGCAAACAAACTAATTAAACAAATTCGTGCGAAAGCTAAAGAAGCTAACGAACGTTTGTTTGGTTTCTGGGAGTCAGAGCATGGTAAATGGAGGAACACAGTAGAGGGTTTCTTGCTTCCTCTTTTTAAGGATGAAATGGAATACAAACTGGCTAGCGATGCCTATATGCGAGTGTTCCCGACACTGCAGGAGTATCGCAATCCAATTGGGGTTCATGTTGTTGGTCCTCTTCCAGTTTCTTTAGAAGTTGCTACGAAACCAGTTGATGGTGACGTACAAGGTTTACTTACATATGAAAATTCAATAAATACTAAAGAAGTAATCGAAGCAGCCCACGCTAATGCTGCGGACAAAGCACTTTGTTTAGGTGCTGAGTTACTTGACGATTTAGATGTTAGGACTGTAACTAAAGTCGGACGACAACAAACAGGTGGAGATAAGAAGCGTGGGTCTTGGCAAGTAACAGCCGAGAAGCTAAAGCTAATTAGCGATTCCGTAGTTGGGTTTGATAACTTAGCTGGCTTAGCAGATCAACTGCTAGGTGCAGGCAACGCAATTCAATCACCAATGCGACAAGTTCGCGAAGAAGGATGTAAAAGATTCCAAGAACTACAACAAGAAATTCGTACTGAATTGGAGTCGATCGTTGACACCCGTGATACATCTAAAGGACTAGAGACACTTCAAAAATCCTTAGCTTTGTCTAACACTTATACAACTCTATGCGAACAAATTAAAACTGCAGAAAACTCAAATGCTTTAGACCTATTGGTTAAAGAAGCAAACATTGAGTTGGACATTTACGCACAACGATCTAAGCACCTCAATAAGATGATTGGTCAGCGCCGCGAACTAATTAGTGTTGCTGGTGACGACCTAGACGATTTGATTTCTGATATAAAAACACCATTAACATCTCAACCAACACCCGATTTCTAATGACACAAACTGTTTATGCCTTCCATTCAAAGGAAGGCTTTCTCTCTGACATTGAAAAATACACTAACGATCCAGAAAAAGCTGTTACCTTTGTCTCTTTTGAAGTAGCTTCAAACCGATTAAACGGATTCAAAGACCGATTAAAACATACTTGCCGAATTGTATCTGTACAACTTCCTTTCCCACGAACAACGGCGGTGCAGTTTTATGCCTAGATTAACAACAGTTAAGTTTCAAACAATCTTACTTGAAGATTGTCCTACAAAAGAACCGGTTTTATTAGAAGTTAAGTATCGCAGACAATTAGATAAACCAGGTGTTTTTATAGTTGAAGGCTTTAGTACTCGATTAAAAAACGATAAACATCTAACTATAGAACGGGCAATTCATTCGGACATACACAAATTAGTTGAGCAAGTTAAAGCAAAAATTATAAAACAATATGAGGATAAAAACATAAAGTATAACGATTATGTTAAACGAATACCTTTAACTCTGCCTCACAAAGAATTGAACTATACATACTCACCCGAAGATAAGTTTCCCTGGCTTAGTAACGCAACTCAGGAACGATTTAAGATTGGAAAAAACTACAAAGGAGAGTGGGTTCGTTTTATGACAACTAATCTTGAATGGGTGGTGATTGATAATATAGATGATTACGTACTTTTTGATCAAGCCAAGCAAACTGAATTCATAAGACAAACAACGCTTTTGTACGAAAACTTTAGAGAACAGAGACAAAGTTTGGTTACCACGTACGAAACATTATGGAACAAAACATATGAGCAAATATTCAATGGGTTAACGTATGAGAACAATAAAGATAAGCCTCAAGAATTCGACGAGGTTTTACGAAGTTACATTTAATTACACCCTCGTTGCTTTGCAGCTGCGGGGCAAGCTCACAGTTTGCTACAATCCCTACAACATCACATCACGCTCATGAACGACACTTTATTCGCTTCTCTCCAAACCTTTCGCGCAAACCTAAACGCTGCCACGCTCGAACGTGAGTCTGTGGTTGATGGTCTGTTAGCAACCCTAATAAGCAAGCAAAACGCTTTCTTGTTAGGAGAACCAGGTACAGGTAAGTCTGATCTGGTACGGAACATATGTAACGGGATTTTTGGGGCCAACTACTTTGGTTATCTTTTAACTCCAACCACCGATCCTTCCGAGATCTTCGGCCCCGTGGCCGTTACCAAGCTTCTTAATGACGAGTACACACGCGACGTTAAAGGGTATCTTCCAGACGCTCACATCGCATTTACGGATGAGTTATTTAGAGGATCATCCGCTATTCTGAACTCACTGTTGACTCTTTTAAACGAGCGCACTTTCAACAATGGAAAAGAAGTTATCCACACTCCGATTCAATCTATTGTTGCAGCAACAAATTCCTGGCCGGATGAAGAATCCCTCCAAGCATTTGCAGACAGATTTCTGTTCCGACCCACGGTGGAATTTCTTAAGAAAAGCACATCGAAACGGATCTTGGATGGTTGGGCTCTTGGAGTCGAGGAACGACCTACCGTAGGCACACACTTAAGTCTTGATACCCTTACACAGTTACAGGACGCCGCTAAACAAATTAAAGTCTCAGATGATTTCGTAGATAAATATGGCGAAGTATGGGATATGTTAAGTGCCCGTGGTATTACAATTAGCGATCGGCGTCGTGTGCAGGTACTTAAGTTCTTAAGAGCTTGGGCAATTGTTCAGGGAGATGAAGAACTTGTACCAGAGCATATGCACGACTCTTTGGTTCATATTGTATATAGAACACCCGATGATAAGGAAACTATTAAAGAGATCCTTGATCAGGTGATTCCCACGGCTAACAAAATATTTGCCGATGCTAAACGAGCTGCTTCTGGGATAATGACGGAGTACTCAACTACGACTCATAAAGCTCAACTACGTAGTAGTGGAATCGCTGAGTTAAATGATTTTGTTATTCAATTACGTAAGTACCATAAAGATATGCAGACAGTCAGAGACAAAGTAGGAGAAGTTATTGACGGAAATAAATATCGTATGAATTTGAGCACAAGACAGACGGGCGTAAAATTACAGAAACAGCTCGAAAATTATTGCGAAACGCTTACCGTTGCAATTAGCGACATAAGCAAGTAGTCTAAGCGCGTAGCATCACATCAACATGACTGTCAAAACTGAAGACTTAAATCTTGTTCGAAAAAGACTGGCAGACTTTATAGAGTCTGCGGAGGTAATCAGCCCTTCAAGTGCTTACGACAAACTTGTAGCTCTATTAGTCGATTTAGATCAAGCCATCATCAGATCCAAAAAACAAACATGAAACTAAACAAACACACTGAATTCGTGAGGCTGACTCACAACGAACCTCTAACGCTAGCTTGCTCAGCACTTGCAGATTTTCTTTGGGAAGACTTTGTTGTAGACGGGAAACCTTCTGTAACTTATCTCATTGATCACTACAACATTAAAAAACTATCCCGCTTTGGTAAAGAGCTTTTCGAACGGTTGTATAACGCAGACGACGTAAACTGGACCATTACAGAGCAAGCTTACGAAGATTATTTCAGAGCAAAACAAAATGGAGATGACGTTAAATTTCCAGAAGGATATAAGCCTGAGAATGGAATGTGGTATGCGATTATGTCTGATATTAGTCTTGCCGCTGCTTGGCCTCATCTACTAGCTAGAAGTGTAGGCAATCAATTTAACGCAGGTAACAACGCAATCAATATTTTAAACCAACTGTCTGAAGTCATAGAAGAGTTAATTGAGAAAGATTTATTGGATGTTCAACTTGTATTCAACGCGGGAGACAAATTAGATGAGTTAAGAAAACAATTTCAAGATGCTCAGGATAAAGGTGATAAAGCTGCAATGGATAAAGCTCGTGCTGAGGGTAAAGAAATTAATCAAGCAATTCAAAACGCCATAGAAGAACTTAAAGATCAAATAGGATCGCAGACCAGCAGGATTGTAGATAAAACCAATAAAGATTGCGACGAAACAAACAGTTCAATTTCGACTTTGTTTGGAAACGAAGAGGGTAAGGGGACCCACGGTACAGACTTGCAAACTAAGAGAGACTTAGCGGAAAAGTTACAAAGAAACCCCAAGCTAAAAGCACTGGCAAAGAAGTTAGGTGCTCTCCGCAAAGTATGGCAGGAACGAAAACGAGCGAAGATAACAAAGTCAACTTACGAAGCAATTAACGGAGCGGTTTTTTCAAATGACATTACAAGAGCCTTTCCTGTAGAACTGGCATTAGCTGGAAGTAACGAGGGAAAACTTTTATTTGCTTTGAAGTACTCACAGAAAACTTTGCTTACAAAAGATTACAACGCTCACCGAAAAGATATAGGTAAAGGTCCAATAATTATGTACGTAGATACCTCAGGTTCTATGGGTGGAGAACCAGAAGTCTGGTCAAAAGCTATTTCGTTTGTAATTTCTGAGGAAGCCTTAAAGGAAAATAGAGAAGTTCAGATCTATTTATTTGATACACGAATTGAACAGGGTGTAACCTTGAAGGGAAATAGAAAAACAAACAAAGAATTACTTGATTTTGTAGGCACTTGGCATCTTGGCGGAGGTACAAGTTTTAACTCCGTAATCTCCCACGCGGTCGAACTAACAAAGACCCAGGATCGTTCAGACATTCTTTTGATTACGGATGGTTATTCAGACGTTCGAGACTCTAATATGAGAGCGCTTCGGTCCCTTAAACAAAGGACAGGAGCCATGTGGAGTACAATCTGTATCGGAACACATGTTCCAGATATAGTGCATGAGTTTTCAGATGAAGCTTATGCGGTCGACATTTCTGCTCACGCAGAAACCATTGACGTTATCCAAAAATGTATTAGGTGATCACCATGCCACGACCTTCTGAAGATCAAATCCTAGAGCTTTGGCGCGACACTCAAGCTTCAGCTCGCATAGACCATCCAGATCCTCCACTAGAGTTGATGATAGGCCGTTTTGCTGACTCGTTGTTAGACAAGTGGCAGTACGCTGAAGGGCGCTCAGACCTCGACAGTCTGTTTGACAATTCAAACTGGGTGTGGGCAGAGGAAGAGGACGAAGGAAAAAACAGTGTGTGTGTTTTTTAAAAAGTAAGACTTTTATTTATTACGTATTCTTTATTATGACTCCTGACTTTTCTGAGTATTTTTACTTGGACTCCGCTATTTATAGCGGTCTAAGATGGAAAAAGAGAAACGGACGTATTGCTCCGGGTGAAAAAGCTGGAACCTTATATAAAACTAAAAAACATTATGTTGTTCAGCTTCTTGGAAAAAAATACAACTGTGACGACATTATTGCCAAACTTAAAGAAAATAAAAAGTTAGTTCGTTAAATTTACTAAACAACACACAGACAAACTAATGGACGACTCTCAAATTTGCGATTCACTTCTTGACCACTGTTGTACCGTGTTTAATAACGTAAAATTTAATCTAGGTGTTAGCTCAAAAAGTGCGTGGCAACGAGAAGCGCGAGAACCAATGGCTGCGGTTTTTAGAACCTTAGCTGAGGAATTGGTTATTGATTTAACTAGTGATAAAGACGATAAACATAATCAAACCTTAACGTTAGTAAAACATTATTTGTTGAACAAAGCAAACGAACACTTGGATGACGTAGTGTGAAACACACTGATGTAAATTCGGTTTTACTAGAGCCAAGTAAAAGGGACGCAGCTACGGAAATAAAGCTTATAAAAAATATATATTATTGGGATTCCAGTATTGAAAGTTTAGCTAACTGGATAATGGCTTCGTTATGGACTTCCGTAAACACAAAATCCCAGACTGAAGGAGACGACTATGTTTTTAAATATAAAGAATCTTGTATTGCATATAACTTTAAACAAAGAATATTCACTATTAATTTATGGAGCGAAGAAAATTCTTTTTATACTGTTGGTTTACATGTAAGTTCTTACTTGGAGACACTCTATGGAGTTAAAACATTTGCCGAAGTAGAGACTTCTTTAATATTTGACATTGTAGAAATTGAAAATTTATCAAAAACAATAGCTAGGGATGTTGATACGTGGATAACAAATGTACCTAATATTTACAAAGAAATTTGTGCTGGTTAATTTGCATATTTTTATGTCATTAGTTCGTTTATAAACTGACCTACACTCTTTTTTTTATTTAACTACGGTTTGGCTTACTTGTTGTTCACTGTTCATTTCGTGTTTAAGTTGGCACCACGTCCGATCGTTAGGTATTACCTCTGTCCCATAAGTCCAATCATCGTAACTATCTAAATTTCTAAGTGCCCTAGCCAGGCTTTCAATGCTTTGATGTTTTTCTGGTGTTAAGCTCATACTGATTTTAGAAATCCCGGTAAATCTTGGCCTCCAGGATTTCTTATCTTACGTTCTTGAAGACGCCTTAAAAGTTCTGGTGTTGCATTTGGGATACCTTGAACATCTTGATTACCTGGGAGTCGTGGTAAACGTAAATCAAAGCTAGGGGAACTAGCAATTAACTGCTCTTCTGCGAGGATTTCAGGGTGATCCATAAGATACATGTCTAAAAAAGTAGCCGCTTCGTCTTGCATCAAATGGTTTCTTCTTAAAAAATTATAGCCTCGCTCCTTTGTTTAAACAAATATTAAATTTTTATGAAGCGGCTTGACACTATATTTACACCCATTACATTGACCTTGTAAACGGACTTTCTTATGGACATCAAGTTCAAATACCAGGGTTGCACCCTGGAAAACCCAGAAGCAGCGGCTTTAATGAAAGCTGCTAAAGCAAAGCAACCTTTTGAGATCGACCTTGAAACTCTGATCGATGTCAAAATAATGGACAGTGACAAGCTGTTTAGCCTAAGCGTAGAGCAAAAGAGTTCCGCGCTGGCATCCCTAGCTTTTAAGCTAGCTACATCTGAAAAAGCAACTCCTAAATATTCTGCTTTGGTTAAAAACAAACCAAGCACAAAAAAACTCGAAACATCAAAAGATCCTCTAGACATTGTAGAGGAAATAAATAAGTCTGTTAGTTACCGTAGTGCAGGCGCAGCTTTATTGCTCCACCTTTGTACAACAACAGATTATCGCGCAATACGCGATATAGCAGTGGAGTTTGTAAATAAGTGTTCTTCGGAATACCGAATCAAATCCACGTCAGCGGTGTATCGCGGGTTTAAAAAGAACGCTAGTAAAGTATTTGAGCCAACTGAACTTTCTCCCGGAACCCCTCGTCGTGATTCTTTCTACGTCTGCCCTTTATACATCTCTCTTCGTTCGGGCTTGCTCTATTGCGACAGTAATGGGCTGCTGTCTCTTCGTCAGCAATATTCCTGTGGTTCACGACGAGAGGACGCTAGCTCCAAAGCTGAAGCGATGAAGCGGATGTTCTACACATTTAAACTAACCGACAAGGGAAATCAAGTTAAAGAAATGTGGGGAGACATTGAAACATACCTTGTAAACTTCTACAAATCTCGTCAGGCTTGATCGAATGGAGACTCTAAATTATCCTAGAACTTCGAAAACTCTCACTGAAATTTGTTTCGATGCCTTCAACGAAACTATTGGGGAGTTCATTGACGACTTAGAACCAGAGGAGATTATGGATTGTTTCCGAGGAGCAATCTGTCATAACATTGATTACCACACAGGTGAGACGGGGAAGTTTATGGAACTACTTTCTTATGTAGTTCCTGAACTGGAAGAAGAATCCGAAGAGCAAAACGACGTTTATTAACTTTTAGGTCTGCGGCGTCCTTGCGGTTTGCATTGCGGGGGCGCCTTTACTATTTTCTTTTAAACTTCTAATGCACATCAACTACATAACAACACCCGATACGTACACCGAAGCCATTGGAATTCTTACCCAACATAAAAAGATTTGCCTTGACTTCGAAACAACAGGGCTACAAGCAAGATTGGCTAAACCGCGTTTACTCCAGTTGTGTGACAGCAATCCAACTGATGAGGATCGTATTGTTTATGTTTTTGACTTATTTAAAGTTCAAGCTGACAGCGCGTTAAAGGAGTTAATAGAGTCCCGCGAAATGATAATTGGTCAAAATTTAAATTTTGACTTGCAGTTCTTATATGAGTTAGGAATTGATTTTAAAAACAAGATTTATGATACTTACATTGCTGAGCGTGTATTGCGTTCAGGTTTTAAAGAAAAAAAGATTAGTCCTCAAGCTCAAAAACCTTACTTTGCGGATTTGTCGTGCAGTTTAAAAGCCATCGCACTAAGGCGTCTTAACATTGAACTCGATAAAGAGCAGCGTCGAACAGATTGGTCTCAACCCGAACTAACGTTAGAACAAATAGAGTATGCAGCAAAAGACGTTGACGTACTGCCACGCATTGCCGCAGATCAACTGGAAGAGCTGCGTGAAGAAAATTTAACTCCTATTTATAGCGTCGAGTCGCAGTGTGTTCGCCCTGTGGCTTTAATGTGTCACACAGGATTTGGGGTTGATGTAACGAAATTAATGGTGTTGCGTAAACGTATTGAGGATGAACTGGTTGCAAAAACCGAACAGTTTATTAACGAACTTGACTCTAGACTTCCAGAAGATTGCAAACTTCCAAGGTCTAGTGACGGTTCTATTGCTGTTGGAAAAAAACCAAAGAAAGAATTCAACCCCGGATCAACAGCCCAGATTGTCAATGTCTTTAGTTCTTGCAATATCGAGTTGCCTAAAGATGCCACGACGGGCAAGACCACGCTTAACCAAATCGCCCTTTCTGAGTTTGATAGCGAAGACTCAACCTTGATTCTGTACCGAGAACGAACTAAAATTGAGACTCGATTAGAGCATGTAAATAAATTAATTAGTAATATAAACCCTGTAACCCACAGGATACACTCTGGTTACAACCAAGTTGGTGCAAACTCCGGACGTTTTACCAGCAATGGATCCCCTAAAACAACTAAAACACAGGGAAAAACAGTTTATGCAGTAAACATTCAGCAAGTTCCAAGGTCAAAAGATTTTAGAGAATGCTTTATTGCCGCTCCAGGTTATAAGTTGGTTATTTGTGACTGGGCTCAAATCGAGTTACGCCTCGGTGCGGAGCTCATAAACATAGCTCAGATGAAAGAAGCTTTCGTTAAAAACATTGACTTACACACCTTAACTGCCAGCCTGATATATAAAATTGACATTTCTTCGGTTACAAAGGAGCAGAGGCAAGAAGGTAAGACTCTGAACTTTGCTCTCTTGTACGGTATGGGTTACCGAAAATATAAAACGTATGCTGCTCAAAGCGGAAAGATGATTAGTTTATCAGAAGCTAAGATTGCCCACGCGGCATTTCATTTGGCTTACCCTCGTTTACGGGCGTGGCACCAAGAAAGAGCATCTCTGGTACAAGAAGGTTGGGCTTATATTCGAACAGCTTGCGGAAGACGACGGCTATTAAGTTACGATGATGCGACAATGATGTGCAGCGCCAACACACTAATCCAAGGAAGTGGGGCTGATATTTTAAAGTTGGCAATCGCGGATTTAAACAAACATTTAAATGAAGATGTTCGATTGGTCGCTGCTGTCCACGATGAATTGGTACTTGAAGTAAAAGAAGAATTAGCTGAGACTTATAAAGAGATTCTTGAGACAACCATGATTAAATCGGCTGAAACAGTTTTAAAATCAGTTCCTTCTTCTGCTGACGCTTCTGTAGGAAGTTCATGGGCCGCAAAATGACTAAACTTGCAGAGAAATCTTTATTTTCAACACAGGTTGAAATGGCTGCAAAACCTGAGTTAACACTTCGAGAGGCGTGGGTTATCCAAAACCTAGATGGAGACTACTTACGTTCATTTTTACAAGACAATACGGTCGTTAGTTACTGTTCCGAACGAGACGACGCAGAATGGTTTAATACTTACGAAGAAGCTTCTCTTCGTGCAAAAACTCTAGATATAGTAGTTCGTAAAGGACACAAACTACACAGATTTATGACCAGAAGAATTAGCTTGTAAACTTGCTAACATGGAACAGAACTAAAAAAAACCCATGCGCTTTGCGGGAGATACTTTTAGTCAGGCCGTAGAACAAGAAGAGGAAAACCCCTCTACTCTGACTCGTTACTTCCCTGACTTAAAAAATGTATATAAACCGGCTGTAAAAGTTAAAAAAGAGCAACCTAAGACAGATGCTACTTCTGTCTCAAGGACAATCAGCTAACTGTTAACCTTCTTCAAGTATTTATCTCGTGGCTTATTTTTTCGGTGGAAAACGATTAGAACCAGGTAAGCCTTTTTCGGCTGGGGATACAATGTTCCCAGAAAACTATTTAGATTTGTCCACGCCGGAAGAAAAAAAAGCTCTTGGTATAACAGAACAAGAAGATCCCGAACCAATTCGTATGGCTGGTGAAGGCCCTGCTTCATCAACAGAGGAAACCTCCCCAACAAATACAAATAATACAACTTCTTTTCCAGAGGCAGATATTGACGCTTCAACTAAACAATTTTTAGATTCTTTAGGACAAGATTTTTTTGATCAGTTTGTTAAACCTCAATATGCAGGCGATAGATTTAACATACAAGAAGGCAGACTTAACTATAACAAACCAGAGCACCAAAAAGGGGGTGTTATAAGATATGCAAGACCGGATAAAGTTACTCCTCCCCCTACAGAGTTCTTACCTACTACTGGAGATACTCCAAAAGTAACCGCCCCTCCTGCTCCTGAAAATACTCCAAAAGTAACTACCCCTCCTGCTTTTACTCCCCCGGGAGGTACCTCGCCCTCAATAAACCCACCTACTGAATCTTCCTCGTCAACATCTAACGACGACTCTCAACCTGACGATTCTAGAGAAAACCAGGCTTTTGTCCACGCGCCATCAATTATTGAGCAGGCAAGGACAAAAAACCCAATCTCCACTGGTTATGGAATAAATAAGTATTATTTTGGAGGAGAAGATCTAGAAGCGGCACGAGAAGCTGGTCACTCGGACGCTGACATTTTAAAATATTTAGATGCTAATCCAAATTTATTAAGAGAACAAAATGTAAAAGGAGGAGGGGGAGTTTACGATCAATTAAACCCAGCTTTTCATCAGTACAAGAATAAACCAGATCCGATACCCGACTATACAAGTAATTTGTCAGATCAACAACCGTTTGTAAATGCTCCAGAACCAAGCGCTAATCAAGGCGAAAGACGACCTATCTCAATTGAATATGGAATAAGCGATAAATACTTCGGAGGAGAAGATTTGGAAGCAGCAAAAGAAGCTGGTTACTCAGATAAAGAAATTTTTGACTATTTAAATGCAGCTACAAATTTGCTTAGAGAGCAAAACGCCCCAGGAGGAGGAGGTATTTATGACCAACTAAAGGCTAAAGTCGGATAACAAGGAAAAACTAGAATGGCCTTGCTAACATAAAGTAGAAAAAAAAAGACAATGCGTTTTGCAGGAGATATATTTTTTCAAAAAGGAAGTAAGCCTGCTAACCGAAAAGGTGGTGTTTTAGGCTATAAAAATCAACAAGAAGAAACAACTTTTTCGACACCAACTTCAACAACACCAACTTCAACAACACCAACTTCAACAACACCAACTTCAACAACACCAACTTCAACGACACCAACTTCAACAACACCAACTTCAACGACACCAACTTCAACAACACCAACTTCAACAACACCAACTTTTTCATCACCTGCATCAGCTCGCGTTAATCCAAATATAGATTATGCAGATCTTCCTATTTTTAAGGCTATAAGCCCTAACACAGGAAACATTCCTAGCTTCACTAATGACGCAAATTTACCATCTTTAGCTGCCACACAGGATAAAACAAAGGATTCAGATAATGCAAACGGTCAACCAACATCCTTCGGCAATTATAAACCAGAAGTAACAGATGAAACAGATGTGTTGCCAGAAGAGAAAACTCCTTCGCTCCCTCAGTTGATAAGAATGGAGCGTTACTATAACCCGACGAGTGCAAGTCACTTCTTTACGGCAGATCCAAGCAAAGAAGATTTAACAGGTTTTACAAAAGAAAATGAGGAAAGCGGATTTGATTTGTTTTCAGATTCTAATTTAGTTAAGGAAGCAGCTGACGTATACCGTTTGTATAGTCCTACAGGTAGAAACCATTTATACACAATAAGTGAAGAAGAAAAAGAATCTGCAATTAGAGGAGGTTATTCTTTGGAAGGAGTAGTTGGTGAGGCGTACACCAAAGAGACAGAAGGGGCCGTTCCTATTCAACGTTTTTATAACCCGCAAAGCGGAAAACATTTACTAACTAAAGACAAAGAGGAAATTGAAACTTTAGCAAATCTGGGTTATATGCCAGAAAATATAGCTTTTTACACTCCTTCACAAAAAAATATACAAAATTACATGGATGCCGTAGGTAAACTCAATGTCCTCAAATAATGAAAAAAAATACCAGCTTAAAATATTAAAAAAAAATAAAACAATCGACCTTTATATAGAAGCTAATAATAATAACCACGCGGTGGCTCAAGCTGAGGATATTTGTCGTGCTTTAGACGCAAGTTCGTTTAACTTACATTATAAGATCTGTAAAGAAACTCCACTTTCTACACTATTTAAAAAATTAGCATTAAACTTGTTTGATTACAAAACATGTGAGCCTTGGGGTGAAAACTTTAGCAATAATGTTCCTTGCTTATATGTTTTTAAACAACGTTATTATGTCAGAAATTTAATTTTGAAATATTTAGATATTCCTCGTGAAGGTGCTATAGCTCGGCCTAGTTGCAACTGTAAGTCGTGTATAAATCCATATCATTTTTCTTACAGAACCGGAAAAAACTCGAAATTAACTGGCGGAGATACCAATATGCTACTAGCATTCATAAGCCAAGGTTCTGGCGTAAGTCAAGCAGCCAAGGCACTAAAGGTGCATCGCTCAACCATTTATCGGAAACTAAAGCATGAACATTTTTCTGTTGGGTCTGAAAATAACAGACACCGCGCAGGATAACGAAGGCGTTATTAACGTCTTAGCTGATGCTCTCCCGTCAAACGACAAAAGAGTTTCAACAAAGGTCCAATTAATCCAGGACAAAAATCACTATGTAGGTAAACTACTACAACAATTAAGCAAAAACGATTCTGTTTTAGCTATTGGTCCTACACGAGCCGCGGTTGATGGTGTGCTTCAAATGCAACCAATGCTAGTTATCTCAAAAGATAACTTCGATGACCTGCTGGCAATCAACTTGTTTATTGCTGCGGGTGGTCTGGGTCCAAAAGCCGATGAGGTTGAGCTCTCAGACACCACCGTCACGAATCGTTCCCTTGCTTGGCAAGCGGATAACGCCGAAACGTGTTGGTTTAAATTGACAGCATGGGCTGAATTATCAAAACAACTATCAGATTTAGCACCAGGCACACCGACAATTGCGGTCGGTAAAGTCTCTACTAGCGAAAAAGATGATAAAAATTACTTAAATTACACCTTGGATAAGATTCTTTATCTTCCCAAGTCATCGAAGTCCGCCCCTAAAAAAGCAGTGGATCCTGAAAAAGGTAAAATTGCTGCGGCGGCTATTGGTTCAATCGATTTTTCCCTTTAATTCAGGTATTTAATCATGGTTTTTATTGCCGGTAAATTTTCCGAAGACGAAATTCTCGCCAACGTTCCTCCCCACACACTACGAATTGATCTTCAAGCTCGCCGTTGGAAATCTGATGTAGACTCTGACTCTGCAATTATCGATGCAAACGATAACGGCATTCCAATTGAATTTATCCTTTTAGGGTTTACCCCTTATTTTGGAAATCTTGGAATGCGGAACCAAGAAGAGTTCATGCGTATTGCTTTTATCGGTGTAACTCCGAAGCACCGGCTTTTGCCGCCACGCTGTGTAACTACCGCGATGATCTCAGGTAAGTCCAGTCAAAAGAATTTTATCTCTTATTTTCAAACCCTGTACAACAACAGGATTAACTGCGCTTCAGTTATCACGTCTAGTAAGTTTGTGACTCGTTCTTTTAACGAACGGGATCCTGTAACGGGAGCAGACGGTGCCAAGATTAATTTTAATGCCTTGGAGTTTAAAGACCGTCCGGCTCAAAATGAGCTTGAAGAAAAATTGGTCGAGGACGTTATCGCGTGGCTCGATTCGACGGGAACTGAATCTGTAGTGCATTGCTTGAAATCTCACATCCCTGGTTCGGACTTGGTAGAGCTGCCCCTTGGCTCAGATCATTCTGAAATTAAAGCTCAGTTTGCCGCTGCAAGGCCGCAAGCTTTAGAGGGAACAGGAATGGCTCGTATGTTTGCTCCTGTTGCTGCTCCAGCAGCAGAGGATGTAATCGTAGTTAAACCCGAACCCCCGCAGCCGAAACGAAAAAAAGCTGTTGAGCTTACAGAAGAACAGGCCAAAGCTCTAGGAGTTGACTTTTAGAGTACAGTAAACAAGTGAAGCCAATCGAGCGTCGGTACTCCCGGCGCTTTTTATTTTTAATTTTTATAATGTTTTGCCCAAACCCAGACTGCAACAGCGTTGTCACTAACGTTTTAACGGTCCGTCAGAAAAAAAACGGAAAAACCAGGCGTCGCTTTTGTCCCACGTGCGGCTTGAAATTTTCAACAGAAGAGATTCTGTTAATAAAAGATGGTCATAAATTAATAAACCCTTATAAAAAAGAAAACAGAAACAGACAAGGTTCATGTAACCCAGGGGCAATATTGACAGATACCAATGTTAGAGATATGAGAAGATTATATAGAGAAGGCAAGACTCAAAAAGAATTGAGCATCAAATACGGTATGAGCAAAACTCAAATATATAGAATTATTCATCGCTTGAGCTGGAAGAACATTTAGTAGAGTTTCGTTTTAACGGATGGTCAACTTCACGTGGAGTTAAAAGTTCCGTTAACGGAGGAAGCGTTACGCCAGAGCGAACACACCAAGAAGATAAAGCCGAGAATAAACGTTTATGTAACAAATGCTGTCTATGTACCATTTCAAAAACCTCTATAAGTTGTTCTTTGTCCAACTTCCTAGCATCCCTAAGAACTCGCTGGTGTAAAAAATTCTGTTCTGTATCGAGCCACTCAAGATTTAACATTTAATAAACCTGGAATATGACGACTATACTCACTCTTCAGTAGACAGGCAACCTTCCTGTCAGTACACTATGAATCTCCACATGATCCTCATGACCGACTTTTATGTAGTTCCAGATGGGGTGACCCATACGCTGATTAAGCACACGTTTATATCGGGAAACATCTTAGTTCCTTACGATCCGCAACACGTTTTAAGCACACAACTTCAAAAACATAAATATACAGTCACAACAAATGAAGACCCGAATAACTTATTAGATCCTATCTGGTGGGTGTCCATGCGAGAAAAAAAATACGATTGGGTCGTCTGCTCAACCATGGGTTTAAAAGACTACAGTGAATACATAATGGAATACGGAATGTCAATAGCGACTAATGGCATTGCTCTTTTAGATAGGTTATCTTTCTTAGAACCGGTGTTTAAACGAAGAACATTCCTTCTAAAGAATAAATTATCGAACATGGTTGTTTTGTCGCCACGGCCAAAATTTCGAGCTGTAGGTTCGACTAAAGACTCTGTAACAGCTTGTTGGTTTGTTTTCCAAAAACCGGACAAGTGGATGGATGGCACGATGATCAGTTACGCAGTAAATTGGGAAAACATCGGAGCCCTTCCGGAACTTCCAACATGACATCACGTAGCAGAAAATTCGAGCTTTTTCAAAAGGCTGTTGTAGACAACCTGACAAAGCTAAACGAAAAACTAGATAAGCTCTGTGCGCTAACCGTTTCGAACCAACTTCTGCAAGAGTGCGTTGGTCCAGACGGTAGCGTCAGATCAGCAGAAGAGTGTGGTGATATTGTCGTAGAAAGTTTTATGGCGGGTATCTGTTTAAACGAAGATTTAAATACCCGGTCTAAAGAATTTGATTATCAAAAATCAGAATTTTTTATTAATGGTGTAGACGAAGACGAGGAAGATGAAGAGGACGAAGATGAAGGTGATGATCCACAGGATTTTAATGCGAACAGGTGTCCTGTTAATGCGTTTTAATTAGGATACGCTAGAGTTTAGGTAATTCGACACAAACTTGTGTCCCAAACTCGTTTAACAATTGATGGTTTACGTCATTACGTTTGTGATGGAGTACATAGACCACTACCTTCAGTAACTAGTGTCTTATCCGCTACACAAACGGAAGATACTCAACGGAAATTAGCTCACTGGAATGTATTAAATCCGGGTGTAGCAGATGCAGCGGCGGCAAGAGGTTCGTGGGTACACGGTGCAGTCGAAAACTATATCCGAGGTCTAATTGTCAAACCGCCTCAGGATTTACTTCCTTTTTGGCAAGATCTTCCAGAAAAATTAGATGAGCTTTTAGAAAACAGTAAGGTGCTGTGGTCTGAAAAGCCATATAATCAGCCACAGTGGTCAAAATATGTGGGGGACGACGGTATTGGCAGAATTCATTATTACGACAATACTACAGGCCATGGTTATGCCGGTTGTCCCGACATAATTTATAAAGATCAAAACGGGGAATGTATACTCGCAGACTTTAAAACTTCCGCAGGTCCTTATAGTTATAGATTTCCAAAACCCACTATGGACTTAGACGAGAAAACTCGTAAGGCTTTAGTTAGTGGTGTTTTTAAATTAAAAAAGACAAAGTTACAGCTAGCTGCATACTCTATTGCTGCAGAGCATTGTCTAGGAGTTAAAATCGACAAAACTCGAATAATTGTGTCTACTCCTGTTCCCGAGTATTCAGTTCAAATTTTTACTTTTGGTGCTAACGAATTAGATATAGACAAGAAACAGTGGATGGAAGTTTTAAAGAAATTTTACTCGAAAGTTTAACCCGAGCTTTCGAGTCTAACCGTGGTCTAATACGGGACATCGTGCCAAAATAGTAAGACGGAGCTAGCCCATGCAATTTGTCTGTTCGTTAAATTCTGAAGTTAAAAAATATGTAAACCCTAAAACAGGGAAAATAAGTGCAGGTGGTAATTTTAAGTCATTCAATGAGAATTGGATTCCTGTTACCGAAAGCATTACTTTTATATCAGAACAAGTAAAAGAAGGCGAAGGTCTTTGTGCGTGGCATTTAGTAGATGGCAAGCGCATTAAGGATAAGACTGGATGTATTCAAGCAGGCTTGATTATTATTGATATAGATAATCAACTAGACGGAAAAACAGAAGAAGGTGAAAAAATACAGAAGCAAGAGTTAACTCCTGATCAAGCACTCGAATTAGATCTTTGTAAAAACTATCTATCATCCGCTTATTACTCGCCTAGCTCCACGGTAGATTGGCCTCGATTTAGATTGGTATTTGGTTTAGAAAAACCGATATTAGACCCAGATTTTTTTCAATGGTTTACAAGGCAGATTTCCCAACAGATTCCGGGCTCAGATCGTAGAGCGACATTAACGGTAAATCTTTTTTACGGTTCAAAACAAGGAGAAGATCTTATATGTGTTACAGAAAAATTCATACCAGCGGTAAAAATTGACGAAGCTTATATTGCTTACACACGAATCCCTAAAGAAGAATCTACAGAATCAGATCCATTAGAAGCGTTAAATGTTGAATATGCCGACGAAGGGGTAGAGATCAGCAAACTGGTTAGTAACTCGGTTAAGGAGATACTCGAAGGCAATCAAGTCGAGGACAGATCGTTTGCCATGGCTATGGTTCTCAAAGAAATCATAGGGTGGAGCAACTGGTTACGAGACTCGCAAGTCCCAACACGAGAAAAACCACTTGACATAGCACACCGTGCGTTCTATGCTCTGTATGACTACGCACCTGAGCTTGATGGCAAATTTAACCGGATCTTAAACAGCATCACTGATGCTTCTTCTTTGAAGCCAGCTATTTCGCTAGCTGTAGAGAACGGAGAATTATCCCCGTGGAAAAAGTTAAAGTCTCACTATAAGAATCTCTTTGAGACCTTGTGCCCAGATCAAGTTAAATCAGACATCAAAAGCAAAAAAGCAAAACCAGTAAATTCAATATTGGCTTTTGACATTTTTTCGGAAGATTCTTTCCAAACAACATCAACATCAACACCTTCACACTCAATCGATTCAATGGCTACCACACCAGCAACACCGGCCCAGCTAATAAACTTGCAACAAAACAACAGGCAGTTTTCGGAGAACGACATTGCCGATGTTATTGTTAACAACTATGGCGATCGCTTTTTATTCGACTCGACCTTAGACGAGTTCTTTACTTACGACGACGACCAAGGTATTTGGTATCTCCAAGACGATCAGCACATTAAACGTAGGATTGTAAAAACCCTAGACACTTTTGTTGTAGCTGGTGTTCTACCGAAATACAACTCAGCTACCGTGGCTTCCGTTTATCAAATACTAAAAGCTAAAATGTTACGTTCGATTGATGGTGGACGTACATCCATATGGAACAAAGGTCGCCGTTTTATACCATTTAAGAATGGTATTTTAGATCCGGACACACAACAATTTAACGCTGGTAACCATAAGGATTTGTTCTTACGAACAAAGCTAGGTTATGACTACGACAAAAAAGCTATGTGCCCTAAGTTTATTACTTGGCTAGAACATGCTGTAGGAACAGAAAAGGTAGTTATTATCCAAGCATTTCTACGTGCGTTGGTAACAGGTTATGTCACAGGAGAAAAATTTCTTCACTTAATTGGTCCGGGCGGTACAGGTAAATCCACGCTGCAGCAAATTCTTATTGCCCTTGCTGGATTTGGTGGGACGCATACGAGCGATTTAGAAACAATTGAAACCAATCGGTTCGAGACGCACAACCTCATCGGCAAGCGGTTACTGCTTTTGACAGACGAGGCTTCTTTCTCAAAACGTTTAGACACGTTAAAAAAACTTACTTCCTCCTCTGACACTTTGCGGGCGGAGCGAAAGTATGGGACACAGACGATTAACTTTAAACCGGAGTTGTTGGTTTGTATTGCTTCTAACGAACATATATCGTCCTCCGATATTAGTAGCGGATTGGAGCGTCGTCGTTTGACGATTGTCATGGATAAAGTTGTCCCTCCTTCTCAACGTAAGAATCTTATAAATGTGTATGAAGATCGCATAGAAGGTGAACTAGCTCCAGAATTATCGGGGATTGTGAGCTGGGCTTTATCAATGACGCGAGATCAAATGCGCGATGTGCTGAGCAATCCGGTTAAGCATTGCCCCACGCTGAATGCTACGGATATCGAAGCTCTGGTATTTAATAATCCAATTTGCGCGTGGCTTTCGGACTGTTGTTTGTATGCGCCTAATTCGACTACAAGTATCGGAGGAGGTGCTTTCCGACCTTCTACAGATGAAAGCGAACGTGGTTTGTATGTTAAAAACGCATATGTTGAGCTGTACGCAAGCTACGTTAACTTCTGTAAATCAAATGGATACAAACATGCCGCTAAACAAAGATTTGTAGATCGCTTAAAAGAAACAGCACAGAATGTCCTAAAGATTGAGAAGGTAGATCCTCGATTAATTGGAGGCAAAGCAGTCGTTACTGGTTTACAATTGAAGCCGTATGATGTCACTACAGATCGTGCGTCATACGGAGACACTCGTCTCCCGTCGCCGATCGAATGGGCATCAAACCCAACATATGACCTTTGGAAAATTGCTTTTGAAACTCATGACACTAAAACAACCTAGTTCTTTTTTTGGCGTTCTTAC